CGCAAGACAGACAAGCGTGGTGGTGCAAATGGTTCTAGAATTAGACTACAACCACAGGGTAATTGGGAGACTGTTAACACTCCAAGAGTATGGGATACATTAGCATACCTTGAAGGGTTGCAACAAACAGTTGCGAAGGGCATGTCTCTTGCTGATCTGATCGTTCTTGCTGCTTCTGCTGCTATTGAAAAGGCATCTGAAGAATTAGTTAAGGTTCAATTTACTCCTGGAAGAACTGATGCAACTCAAGAGCAGACAGATGTTGAGTCATTCGCAGTTCTTGAGCCAATTGCTGATGGATTTATTAACTATCTTAAGAAAGACACAACTGTTCCTAGCGAAGTACTGTTGGTAGAAAAAGCAAACATGCTTGGACTTACTCCAGTTGAAATGGTTGTTCTATTAGGTGGTATGAGAACTCTTGTTGGACAAACCCTGCATACTGGATACCTAAACGCAATGGTATCTGGAAAGTTTTCTTGGACAAAGGTAAGCGAAGATTCTTACCTAGCAACAAGAGATGGACAAGATGCAGGAAGTGCAACTCGTGCTGACCTAATCGTAGGCTCAAACTCAGAACTTCGTGCAATTGCAGAAGTATATGCATCTGATGATGCTAAGCAAAAGTTTTTAAATGATTTTGCTTCTGTATGGACAAAGGTAATGAACTTAGATATGTTCTAACATAAAGACAAATAGTCCTGGGTATGACTTAAAACTACCCTATTTCCCTGCCCAAAATAAAGAATCATCATCGTATATCTCTTTATCTAAAGGAAAATGCTTGCCTATAAAGTCTTTGTCTTCTTGGTTTAATGAATTAAAAAGAACTTCTGAGGACTTATTTTTAAAATATTCTTTATCAGCACTTGAAATGTTAATGTCTATTTCTATTCCTAGATCTTCTGCAATTTTATCTACTAATAAATTGTAATCCATAAACTTTAAATCTTTGTGCCTGATCATTAGATTAACTCTTTTAATTCTTTTGTAAATTTCTTCTGTATCAAATGACTCATTGTTCTTATGCTTGGCCATAGATTCATGTAGTACCGACATACGCTCAGGGTCAGGACTTAAAGCAAAGTTTTGAGACTGAAAGTCCTTGATGTATTCCCATCTGCTTAGTGCTCCATATAGTTCATCTTTATCAACAGTAAATGAATCATTACCTTCTTTTATTACGTCCCAATTGTTCTGATCTACTAATTCATTTTTGATTGCCACAGCATGACAAACTGCACTAACAAAGAACTCACATGGATCTCTAAAAACTGAAACAATGTATGTCTTATCGTCTATCCAAGTAGGCCATCCAGCATGCTGCCTCATGTCTTGTGGAGACTTTACAAGTTCTATTCCGTTGTCTGCCAATACAGTTTCCATTGGTCTAAAGATATACTTGGTTAGGAATCTACCACCAGTTTTTGGAATATGCAAAAAGTATACTTTGTTATACTTTGACATAGTTATTTCTTTGGATGCTTTACTTCGTAAGGTGCGATCTTAGACTTAATACGACCATCTTTATATAATCTAACAATCCATCCATCTTTAATCTGAATAGGATTAAACGCTGCTGCTTTTTTCTTTGGCATTACTTTGCTACCTTAAATGGAGAGTCAATCCAACTATCTGACTTAGCAACTGGAATACAATTTGGAACTGGCTTTCCATCTGCACCAGGCTTCATGCCTCTTTGTACATAGCCATCCCAGCAAGGAGCAGCCTTGCCCATCTGTGCATCATACATAGCCATAGCAACTTCTGAATCTTCAGGCTCAACCATTAGTGGTGGGATCTGTACATACATAGACATTGCACATGCAGTATATAATCTTGTTGCTTCCCATAATCCGCTTTCTTCTTGTTCAAATAATTGAATCATTACCGCAGGATTTTCTGCACTTGCTTCCATATAATATTCTGTTCCTGGATTACCAAGAGCACCTTCATACATAACATGTACTACTTGCCCTATGTGTGTATCTCCTTCTCCACCGTGGGAGGTCATTGCGAAATCGCCTTCTTTTAACATATTAATAGTATACCATACTAACCTGCAAGCCTGTTATGAGTCCTGATCCTGTGGCAGTTAGCACAAACCACCTCACACTTTTCAATCTCTTTCTTGATAGCCTTCCAAGAAAAACCATCGTGTATCATTCTTGAAATATTGTATTTCTTATCTCTTATGTGATCAAAGTCTAGGATTATATGGTTACCAACACCACAATCTACACAGCCAGAATCCTCTTTTATCTTAGCAAGCATCTTCTTATACTGCTGCTTATTATAATGGTCCAACTCTTTGTCAGTCATTGTTATTATTATACCGCAAAATATTAGGCCCCACACAGGCAATTCACCTGACTTGCGCCACGGTCTCTATCCAATGGGTAACTACTCCATCACTAAGGTCCTGTGTGGGACAATTATATTGTAGCATAGTAATGGAGCAGTTTATGGACTTGCTCAGGTCTCCCAGGGTGCGACCCTGGCTTATCCGTACTCAGCAATAGGGTTGCTATAAGCAACTGCATGTATCATGACGGAATAGTATCTATTATACTATTGAATTTCAATAGTTTTTGGTAGTTTATCTTCTGGGATCTGCTTTTCAAGTCTGATATCTAAGATACCGTCCTTAAATTCAGCCCCAACAACTTCGACAAACTCAGGAAGAGTGAAGATATCAGTAAACTTACGAGCAGCAATGCCCTTATGTAGATACTCCGCACCCTCTGGTAACTCAGCATCCTGCTTCTCGCCCTTGATTGTAAGTTTGCGATTATCTAGCGATACTGAGACATCATCCTTAGAGAACCCAGCCAAAGCAAATGAAAGAATATACTCTTTATCATTTAGTTTAACCTGATTATAAGGTGGATAGTTTGTTGTTGTTGTTACCTTCTGTAAGTTTGAGAAGGTATTAAAAAATGGATCATTAAAAAGATCCAGTGCTGTTTTTACCATATTATTCCCCTTTCAAGCGAATAAGTTAATTTACCCCCCATATGGGCAGGTAATAATATTATAACATAGAAAAGCAGGCCTGTCAAATAACAAGCCTGCCAGTCTATAGTAAGATTACTTTACTTGATTAGTTGTCTTGCCTCCGCCAGATGACTTCTTTGCAGGAGCCTTCTTTGCGGTCTTCTTAACAACCTTTGCAGACTTAACTACCTTATCTACCTCTTCTACAGATGGCATCTTGCCGAATGCAGGATCGTTAGGGTTGGCTGCTCTCAATACAACGGGCACAAGTGCTCCAAGTAGTGAGTATGCCAGTGTCTGGGGATCTGTAACTCCAGAAGCATACATTGCTGTTGCTGCTCCAAGAACTGATCTTCCGTATGACGCTAGTGCGTTTTTGATTTGTTGGTTCATTTTTTTTCCTCCTAGGATATTTATTCATTTGTTAGTTTGTTACTAACAAAACCTTTTCTTGATTCTACATACTGGTTAATAAATGGCACTATTACATCTACTTCTTCAGATGGAACAGCATTAATAAGCATATGGTTTATGCCCCTGCTTTCAAGAGTCTTTACGAGATCATCAAACTGTTCGTATGTAAAGTAGGCAGCATCTAAAACGGGCTGCGGGATCTCTCCCTTTCTCCACACTGGTCGAACTACGTGGTTTGTTAATAGGTCAAGTTCTTCTTCTGTTTTTCTAAGAATGGGAGTAATTGCAATCATCACTTCTATACCGTCTAGTTCCAAAGGAATAGATATAGAGGAATCTTTTAAGAAATCAGACCATCCACCACGAGCATAGATATGGTATGGCAGAATAATTTTATGGCCATACTTTTTTACTGTTTCAAACACATAACTGTTAGTTGTTGAAACATATACATCTAGTTTGTTTTTATGGTTTGGGTCACGCCAGTAACCTGGAGACTCCTTATCTTGGTTCATATCGTTTAATACGTTAAGAAACTCTATCATATAGTTTGATCTATCAACAGCACTGGAGTTATCATTGACATCTCCAACAACACCACCAACACCGTCTTCGTGGTCTTTTATATATCCAGAAATTAAATTGATCTGGAGTCTCCCTCTATCTATCTTGTCCATTGATCTATTAATCATAGAAAGATACTGAGGGGAAATTGTGTATGGACGAATAGCAACTAAGTATTTTATATCTTCACCCTGCTTTATATCTTTTGCAGTTTTAACAAACATATCGCCTTCTGGAATATCATGCGTAAACATTACTCCAGAGAAGTTATTCTTATTTAGGTTTGATGGAGACTTTATGTTTTCTGTATCACCCATTACTCCACCAAAATAATAAAATTTCATTCTGTTGCCTTACTATAATGATAATCACACAGGTCAGCAATTCTGCTTTGTGAACTAGCCCAAATGCGGGTGCTCTCTTCTTCGCAGGATTCTTCTTCACACATAAACATATTAATGTTGTTTGTGCTCTTTAGTGTTATCATTACTATATTCTATCATAGTCTTCTGGTAGCAGTTTCTTTAGTTCTTCATAAGCCCCAGCAATTTTTTTCATAGAGTGATAGTTTGGTGCCATAGAGCCCAGGTCTCCGTACTCTTTGAAGTATTCTATCTCAGGCTCAATATCAGTAATAAAATTATTTAATCCTTCTTGAACCTCTTCTATATATTGGTACGCCCAGTCACGAGAATCTGAAACAAATTTTAAAAAATCTTCATTGGACTGATCTTTGTCTGTTTTGTTTGTGTTGCTGCTTAATTGCTGGATTAGCATGGCCTCTAAAGTCTTTTGAATAATAACCTTGTTAGCCTTTTTTTGTATAATATAAAGAGACAAGAAAAGCAAAGTTAGAGAAGACAAGATGCATATAAAAATTAATTCAATCACAGTTCTTTGCCACCCTCTCTAACCAAAAGAACTATTGCTCCGTTATCTTCCAAAGCCTTTTTTACACGGATCATATATTCTATAGCCTGCTTTTTCTTTTCAACTGTTTCAAGAGACATAAAGACTTTTTCTTTTGCCTTAACGGTTATGAATGTGTCATTATCTACTAACTCTAAAGAAAATCCTTCAGGACATCTAAGAGATCTGAACGCTCTTCTCATTTTATCTGTATACATATTACTCCATTGTTAGGGACTGCCATGTTATTCCCCAGTCTGTCTTTGTCTTATGGCTAGAAAACTCTTTTGATATTTCCCCATTTTCCAAGTAGACTCCACCCCAAACTCCCCACTCTTTTCCAGAGATACCTACAGAAAAACATTCTTTTCTTACAGGGCAGTTAGAACATATTAGATCTACTGCAGGTCTTAAGATTTCATCTTCTTCATACTTGTCAAAAAATACATTTGTATCGTAGTCAAGGCATGAGGCATTATCTTTCCACTCATACTTATTCATTTTACCTTACATACTTGTCAGGTATTTCCCATCCAGTTCTAGAAACGACAAAGATCTTTTTTAAGTGCCAAGCATTATCTTTTAATGCTCCTTGCTTTGATGTAAAGGCCTTATCTGACCTTGTCATCTCTACAACATCCCATCCATCCCAGGAAAGGTTGCTGTTTTTGGAAACAATTGCTTCCATTTTTTCAAGAGAACTGATTGATACCATTGTGTCTACTCCTTAGAAGTTGTATACGTTTGTGTTGATGTTTTTTGATTTTGATAAACCTACTATTCGAGAAGCCTGCTCTTTTGGATTAGAAACAAAAGCAAAATGATTAAAACTGCTCATGTTTTCTTCAATCCATTCAGGCGTAACTCTGAATAACTTGATTGACTTTCCTCTAGACTTCATCCCTCTTTCAGAAAGATTGACAAATTCAGATGCCATTGCACTAATGTTTGCTGGACCAGCCGTGTACAAGTAAAACTCCTTGTCATTTTCTTCTAGTTCAGATAATGCAACTGCCATTGCTCTAAGAAAAATGTTGTAGTTGTTGAAACTAGTCGTTCCCTGCACCCCTACTATCATTGCTTATCCCTTCTCTTAGTTTGTCTAATATGAATAACATCTTGTCTAATTGTACCTTATCCATAGTGCTCGTGTCAACTTGCATAGCATAATCTTTTCCGATCAAGTTGTTTACCATTGGTGCTGTATAAAAGGTATTGTCTTTGATCCAATACGCTTCATTTTCAACAATAATAACTCTTACATTTTCTTTTTCTTGACGAATTTTTGATTGGCTTTTTCTATTTATTTTTTCAATATGCTTTCTTCTAACAGA